TCCCGCGCCGCCTTCATGACCGCTACGAGGCGGGGGTCAACGCCGCTCATGCGGCGGATGCTGGTTGCGTTGAACTTGGTCATCGTGCCATCGCGTTTCTGTTTTCGCCACCCGCCAACGCATTTTGAACGGTGACGGCGGCCGAGATTTCAGGAGAATATTTGCGAATGTCTGCCCGCACCTCGCGGCCTTTCTCGCGTATTTTTGTGCCGGCCGCCTTGCTCTTTTCAGCGTAAGCAACGGCGTCTTCAATCACTTGCGCCGTCTGCTGCCGGTCCAGCATCTCGGTCGCGATCTGAATAGCAATCCGGCGGTCGATCTTACGCTCCAGCGAACTTATGACCTTATTGGCCACGTTGAAAACGCGGTCCATGAGATTAGCGCGCGGAAGCTGCACGGCACGACCAGCCTCGGGGCCGGCCGCAGACGCCGCGCGCGCCATCCGGCTGGCTTCCGCCTCTCGCGCCAGATCGGCGCGGATAGCCTCTACCGTACGCACCTCTTCTGGCGTCAGCACGTCGGACAGTTTCTCACCTCTTCTGGCGTCAGCACGTCGGACAGTTTCTCATAGCGCGGCGCGCCCTCAAGCGAGCGTTTAATCGTAAGAGGGGCTTGCTCAACCGCGGTCGCAAACACGCCCGCGCGTTGCGGCGCGTCTTCGGCCAGCGGCGACAACAGTTTAGACTCAAGATACTGGCCAATCTCCATGCGGTTGATTGGCCCCGAACGCTTGGCAAACTCGCCGCGCGCCGCTTCGTAAAGCGGCGACTTTTGTTTCAAAAACCCGAGAAATTCGCCGCGCGTCTTGGCGATAGCAGCGGCCTCAGACGCACCGATTCCAAAACGCTCCGGGTTACGAATGATGTCATCCATTGCCAGCTTAAGGTTATGCAGGCTGGCGATAGGATATTTTGCTTGCGTAGCCGGAATCGTTGTCGTCAACGGTTCGCCAGACGGCCCAAGGATAGGCGACGCAACAGTCTGTGCAGGCGCGGTCTTGCCGATCTGGAACGTCTGACCGCGCTCGGCGGACAGTTCCGCCGCGCGGGATAGCGCCTTGTCCATGGACGGGCGCGACAGTAGCTCGGTAAATTCCGGCGTTTCAGTAACCGGCGGTCCAGCTTCCGCCGCCCTGTAGAGCTTACCTGCCTCTTTAGCCCGCGCCGTTTTAGCCGCCTCAAGACCGGCTTCCGTGCCGCCAACGGTTCGCATTTGGGCCAATCGAGCGGCAGCCTGCTCTTTTGCGCGCTCCATAAATTCAGTCGGCAGCACCTCGGCCGCGCTTGCGCCAAGCTGCGCGAACCGCGCGGAGCCGACCGGAGCCGCGGCCTGCGCAGCCGTCGGCATGGAGCCCGGCACACGTTCCGCGGCCGGGCTGCGGAGCTCTTGGACGATCTCCGGCCCGCGGCCTTCGACCGCCTCAAGATAGGTGGCGTAACGAGGGGCCATGGCGTTCCGCGCAAACTCATACGCCGGCGCAGCAACCGCGAACGGAGCCTGCGCAACCGCGGCCAGCGCGTTAGCAGGTGATGTAGCCTGTGAAATCTGCCGTAGGCCCGGCCGGCGAAGCGCCGCACCCGCGCCGCCCGCAACGGTAGAAATGTCCGCCAGCAAACCAACCGGGTCCGTGCGCAGCGTCTCCAGCGCCTTTGCCGGAGAACCGTAGCGCTCGACAGCGTATCCGGCTAAAGACTTAGCGGTCTGAACAGGGCTTAACGCCGCCGCGCCAAGAGCCTCGGCAGTCTGGATAGGGTGCGCCGCGGTTTCATAAACGCCCTGGGCAAACTTCAGCGTGCTTTCGGGTATATTGCCGATCATCGACCCGACAAACCCCGCCGCCTGTTCAGGCAACGTCTCAATATCGCGAGGGCCTGGTAACGCCTCTGCGGGGGTCAGACCGAAATGCGCCATGATCTCGGAATCAGAATAGCCAGCTTCGCGGGCCTTCGCCGTGGCGGGCTGCGAAAGCAAGAACTGCCGAATCTCTTCGTCAGAGTATCCAGCCTTCCGCGCGGTTTCGATCTTGGCTTTCATTACTTGAAAATCTCATCGAGAGAGGGCCGGTTAGCCGGCGCGCCAACAGCGGCCGGGGCGGGCTGTCCGGTGTTTGCGTATTTGACCATCAAGCTTTTGACTTGGTTCCAAGCGGCAAGACGTTGATCCGAAGGTATATTCGGGTTCGCGATGTCGCCAACCGATTTTTCGATAAACTGACGATCACCCTCAGAGATGCCCTGCCCAAGTTTACCTTTCAATTTCTTCATGACAACATCACTCTTGATAGTCTCAAGTCGTGCGATATTACGCATCCCCGGCGACGCGCTACCAAAAAACCCACGGAAACTTGCACCCCCGGCTTCCATACCGCCGCTGGTTGATTTGCGGATAAGCTTGCTGACTTCATCTTCGCCGGTTTCAGAATTAAAACCTGCGCCATCAAGAACTTCTGTAGCAAACCGTTTATTGTTGTAAGCTTCACTACCAACCGGCGCTTCAGCCGTAGGGCGAATCTCAGACGGGATTAGCCGCCCCGGCGCAGCCGGAGCCGGAGCCGGAGCCGGAGCCGGAGCCGCCGAGGGCTCAACCATAGTGTTAGCCGGCGCTCCCGGCGCGGTCATAGCGTTAGCGCCCGGCTGGCGCGGCGTGACAAGCTCAGCCGTGCCCGTGCGCGGATTGGTCCGTGTTACCAAACCAGTATCCGCCGGCCCCGGCATAAAGCCAAACTTGTCCTGCACTTCGCCAGCGGTTCCGGGGACAGCCTTACCGCCTTTCTCGGGCGCGTATTTAGGAATGGCAACCTTTTCCTTTAGCCCCTGCGCGTTAATCCGGTCAACAAACTCGAACTCGTTCCGGCGCTTAAGGTTCTCCTGCACTGTCGCCATTTGCGTCGTAAATTTGTCCAGCATGTCCGCATCATACTGCGGTGGCAGGATCGCTTTGAGCGGGTCAGGCAGACCGGCATAGAACGTGTCGTAGCCCTTGCCATTTGCGTTATAAACTTTGGCCGCGGCGTTCTCGGCGTTTTTCAACATCTCGGCGTCGCGCTCAAGCGCCGTCTTCTCGCCAGAAATTTTTGCCGATTCGGCAAGACGTCGTTCCTTAAGCGCTTCCTGCTCAAGCTTTTGCTGTTCCATCGGGAGCTTAGCCTGCGCAAGCCCCAACATGCCCGTATGGTATCCTGCCGTCGCTTTCTGCGCTTCCGTCGAGGCTTGTAGCGCCTCAAGCTGCCGCTGAAGATTGGCAATCTTGATAGCTTCGTCAGGGTCAATAGCAAAAGTGCGGCCCACAAGCGCCGGGTCAGCGATATTAAAACCTTGCCCCGCCGCCATCCCGCGCAGCGCCTGCTCAGCCTGCAATTTGCGCTGATATTCCTGCATCTGCATTTGCGCGAGCGCGTTCTGCTGCTGGCGATAGCTCATCGCCTGCATGGTGGCGAAGGCGTTCAGCGGGTCGAAGCCGCCGCCCTGCTGCTGCGGGACTCCGGCGGCGATGTCATAGCGAACGGGCATTAGTTAATCCTCAATATAGGCCGGATGATATATCGCGGGACATAACTGGCCCGCCCCCGCCAAACAGTTGCATAGGTTGCCCGATTCTTGGCGCTGCTGCGCCGCCAGCCGTCGGATACATCCGGTTCATCATGCTGTAAAACATGGCGTTCTGGCCGATGCCGCCGAGCGCACCCGACAGCGCCGACGCGCCGCCCATGTAGCTGGACGCTCGCGCCTGGCCGGCGTTCTCAGCCGCTGCGCCCATCGGGTTGCCCGAGGCGATGTTGGCCAGCGTGGGCGCTACGCCCGTATAGGCGCCGGCCGTCGTAGCGCCTGCGTTGCTTGCTAGGTTGCCGAGGTTGGACCCCGCGCCGAACCGTTGCGCCATAAGGTTGGAGCCGATCTGTCCAGCAAGCCCTGAAGCCGTCCCGGCTGCGCCCGCGCCGACGCCGGAGAGGTTCTGGAGCCCCTGAACCGCCGCCGCGCGGTTCGCCATGAAGCGGTCGTAAGAGTTTTTATATTCTTGGCTTCCGGCCTCTTGCCCGTAGCGTGTCGCGGCCTTCAGCGCCGCGCCAGACCCACGCATACCAGACGAACCAAGCGCCGACTGCATGGTCTGCTGACCCTGCTGAAGCCGAAAGGCGTAGCCGGGGTCCATCTGGAGTTCTTCAAGCGTCGGCTGGCGGGTGTATGCGCCGC